TCAGCGGCGCAGCCGGCAGGCCGCCCGCACCAGCCGGTCGGCCTGGTCCGGTATGGCCTTGAACGTGACGGGTGCCTCCCCCTGCCGGAACGTCCGTTCCGCGGACGCCGCACCCGTCCAGCCTGGCAGGGCATAAAAGCGCATGCGGGTGTACCAGGCCTCCCTCCGGGAGCAATCCACCACCACCAGGCTCTCGTGGCCGCGGTACGGGCCCCCGCCATAGGCATCGCGCAAGGTCTCCCGGGTGACGCGCACTTCCACGCTGATCAGGTCGCCCTCGAGGTGCGTGACCGACTCCGGGCGGATCTGTATCAGGTCCCGCTCGGCCAGCGCCGGGTCCCCATACACGGTGAACCATCCGCCATCCGCAGTGGATGTCAGGGAAAGGGTGGCCAGCAGGACGCCGGCAATCAGAGCGTGCATGGGTGGGGCGCCAGAGGGTGCACCATTGTGATCAATTCGTGCATCACCCCCATCGTGCCATGGGCTTGCCGGCATGCAAGGGTGCGGGGTGACCATCCGGGCTGCTTCACACCCCGCACGGCCGCCGGACCGAGAGTGGCCACGGTACCGGCCCAGACCCCGCGTCCACCAGAATAGGGGCGCCATCCCGATACGTGCTGTGAAGGCAGGTAAGTTGCTTGTCGGTGTGCGTGGGAAGCCTTGGCCTGCCCGGAGGGACTCGAACCGCCAGCATAGGACAACCAAGAGCAACGCATAGCAATTTCCCCTCTGAAGGGGTGTTCTAAGTCGCTCCACGGATTGCCGATTCTTCCCCGGATTCTTCCCTGGTTATGGTGCCGCGCGCTTCGCCGCCGGGCCGGCGATCAGGGCTTCCAGCTTGCCCATCTCTACAGCATTTTGCCCGCCGTCGATCCACTTGGAGTAGGTACGCAGGAACATCTCCACCGAATGGCCGAGTTGCCGAGCTCCATAGGCCGGCGTCACCCCGGCCATGAGCATCATGGTGGCGTAGGTATGTCGCGTTTCATACGGGCTTCGGTAGCGGATGCCCAGGCGCTTGAGCAGCGGCCTCCAGTAGAGCTCGCGCGGCGGCTCATCGTCGGTCCAGCGCTGGCCCGTACGCGGGTCCGGGAAGATCCAGCCGTGGGGCTGCAGGAAGGTGTGGGGCTTCTGGGCCGCCAGGAACTCGAGGGCCCGGGAATTGAGCTGGACCGTGCGCGTGGTGCTGGTCTTGGTGCTGCCCTTGTGGACACCCAGCACCACGGCGTCCGACACCTGCAGCTGCCCGAGGCGCCAGTCGATACTCTCCCACCGCAGGGCCAGGCTTTCCGAGGTGCGCAGCCCGGTGAAAAACTTGAATCCGAAGTAGTTGGCCACCTGCTCGCCGTAGCGCTCCAGCATGCCGGCGATGATCGCCTCTGCCTCATCCCTGGAAAACGGGTCGGGCGTCGGCCGCTGGTGGCTCGCGGCCTCGAGCCCATCGATTGGGCTCGCTGACAGCGACCCGTCGCGCAGGGCCAGCGCCAGCGCCTGGCGCAGCACGCTCGCCTTGTTGTTGCGCGTCTTGCCCGTCCACGTCGGCTCACTGGCCAGGGCCAGCAGGATGTCGCTGTGCCTGAGGGATTTCAGCGCTCGATCCCCAAGCTTCGATTTCCACCATGCGACGGCCACGCGGTAGCCCTTGAGCGTGCTGTGCGCCTTGTCGGTCTGGGTGGACAGCCAAAGGTCCAGTTGCTCGGCCAAGGTGATCGCGCGCCCGCTGGTGGCCCGAAGGCTGGCAGGAAAGTAGTCGGCATAAACGAACGCACCCAGCCGGATGCGGTCCTTGATCTCGGCCGCGAGCCGCCGTGCGTACCGCACGTTTGCCGGTGTCGGCGCCAGCGGCTTGCCGTCCGTTTTCAGGGTCTCGCGGCATTTCTGGCCGTCGTCGAGCACGAAAGACAACCTGATGGACGTTTGCCGGACCTCTACGCCGTCCCCGACTCGACCCATTTTTCATACCCTCTCATGTCGATGAGCACGCGGCCCTCACGCTTGATCCACTGGCGCTCCTCGATCCACACGCCCTTGTTGATCTTGGCCCGGATCGCCGCCGGGCTGAACCCCGTCATGGCCGCGGCGAGCTCGATTGTGACGAACCGGGAGCTGACCACCTGGACGGTGGGTGGCGCCGGCATGGACGGCTCGAAGGGTAGCACTGCTCCCATGATGACCTCCTGAAAAAGAAAAGCCCCGCTCTGGGGGCGGGGCTGGGGATGGTGGTGAAACACCGGGGACCGCAGGCGGTGGGCATCAAGGGGCGCCGTCCGTCCGTCCGTAGTAGCGCTCGACCGCCCGGACCAGCTCCAGGGCATCCCAAGGGGAAACGCTGTACGACCTCTCCCAGGCCGCGGCGTTGATGAGCTCCAGCGCCTTGCCCTTTGGCATTTGCTGACCCGCGGCCAACGCTCTTGCGCAGGCTTGTGGATCTTTGGCAAGAGGCGGCACTGCCGGGCCCGGGAGTGTCCCCGGAGGTGGCAGAAGCCGTCCGTCCCAGTCTTCGCCCGGGTGGGGGAGCGTGCGGCCGTTGCCGCTCGGGCCGTTCCACTTCCAACCCTTCGGCACCTTGCACCAGTGCCCGCCGCCAATGGACGGGGCCCTGGTCCCCATGGGTGCGGTCTGCGGGGTGATTCCGCTGTCGTCGGTCATCTTCATACGTGCGTCGGGTTGTGGCGGGCGGGTGGGTGCAAATGACTGGGACAGGGGAGGGAGCCATCACCGCTCGGAGCGGTGGCCATCCGGCGGGCCCGTGTTTCGGCGGGCTCTGGCGTGAGGTACACCAGACCTCGAGTCAGGCGCATGAAGTCGTAAGGGGTGCCCTTCCAGATCCGCGCGGTGATCCATCCGTCCTCACTGGGGGCTGGGGTGTAGTGCTTGGTGCCGTCCGCCGGGGCGAAGATCTCGGCCCCGTGCGCCCCGCGCGCCGCCAGCAGCTCTTGGTGACGGTCCAGGTAGAGTCGCCGCGCCGAATCCGGGCCCATGGGCTGCAGATTGAAATTGGGGCTCGGCTCTATGCCGTCCAGCGAGGGCCAGCGGCCGCCGTCGATGTGCATCAGGTCTCGCTGCTCCGTGCGCAGCGCCACGAGATCCGCGTGTTTGACCGCGGCGGGCGTGGCCGCCGGCAGCCCGAACTGCGCCAGGATGGCGGCCTCCACGCGGTGCTCCAGCGCCTTGTATTCCGGCATGAGGCGTTTTAGGGGGCTCGACATGTCGCCCATGACGGCCTCCACGTCGTCGTGGTGCAGCGCGTGGTAGGCGTGCTCCGGCGGCACGAGGTGCGATACCAGCACCGCGTGTTGGGCCACCGAATAGAAGCCACGGCAGTGCCCCGTGAACCTGCAGATGTGGCTGAGCGCGTGTGCGATGTCCTCCACGCTGACGGGCGTGCTCTCCGGGTCCGTGAAGCTGAAATACCGGCCCGAGGCCATGAGGATGGTGGGCCCGATCGCCTGGTCGCGGGCTTCGAGTTGGTCGATGGTTTCTTTCATTCGATGATTCCTTGTGGTTGGGGCTTAACCAGGTGCGGCGGCATGCCGGCGGCGTTGTAGGTGTCCCAGAGCGCCTGGCCATCGGGGCATCGGGTCTGGGTGTTGGGGCTCGCACCTGCGCCGATGCAGGTGCCGCAGCTGACGTGGTGGAGCTGGTAGGCCTTGTCGGCCGCGTCCCAGGGGTGCTCGGACATACGGACTCCAGAAAAAGGAAACCCGCCGATGTGGCGGGCTGGGTTGTGGGGTGTGCCGGGGCTACCCCGGCGGCGCGGACGGCGCGAAGATCGCAGCTCCGGCCGGCGTGGGCCGGTGGTCAATCCCCGCGACGAGGCAGCGCCGGTGCAGCGCCTGCATCGTCTCGGGGCGGTGGGCGGGCATGCGGCCCTGCAGCCGGGCGTAGAGCAGGTTGCGCTGCGCGTGGGAGAGGCGGGGGCTGGTGGGGCTCTTCATGGCCGGCGCCAAGCGTGCGCACGCATCGATTCCAGGGCGCGCTCCTGGCGGCGGATCTCCTGCTCGAAGTTCGCCCGGTCTGCGGCCACGGCATCGAAGATGCGCGTTGCCACCTCCATCGGAGGTCCGTCGATGGTCAGGCCGGGGTGCAGGCCGGCCAGCAGCGCCAGCGCCTGCTCGTGCTCCTCGGTCAGCGGCTTGAGCGCCACCGGCTCCCCGCTGGCGGCAGGAGCGCCCCAGCTCCGTGCAAGTGCCACCAGTTCATCGGACTCGCTGCCCGTCAGGCGGTGCCAGCAAGATAGGCGGGCAGCCAGCATCCCGCGCAGATCCCAGTCGCTCGGTGGTGCAGGAGCCGGGGCGCGCTCGGCATCCAGGCCCGGGGTGGTGTCAGCGCTCATGCCGGGCTCCTTCCTGTGCGGGCTGCGCGACCACATCGGCCGGGTGAAACGACCCCTTCCAGGTGGACCCCTGAACGACGAGGTACTGACCACGCGCGCGGAGCAGCTTGCCGGACATGCCGTCCATGCTGGTCCCTGCTCCGCGGCGGATGGCCACCTGATCGCCGACCTTGTGCTGGCAGCCGTAGGTCTTGCGGATGTAGTCGATGCTCATGCTGCTCCACCGCCTTCCTGCCGCGCGCGGGCGGCGTCGATGGCTGCGTCTACTTGCGCCGGGGTGTACCGCTCGTCCTTGAACTCGTCGGGCACGCTCAGGTAGAAATTGTGCGGTGGCACGCTGACGTCGCGCAACCAGCGATACCGCGCCGCGTCCTCTGCCTCCTGAGTGGGGGCGGCGGCAGTAGCGGCTGTGTCGGGCCACTTCATGCGGTCAGGGTGCTCGGCTGCGAACCGTTGGAAGTCGGCGATCCGGCCGCGTACTGCTGCGGCATGCTGCGATGACGGCTCGCGCTCTCCGATCAGTTCCAGATACGCGCCCAAGGCCCGCACGCCGAGCGCGTCACGCGCACGGAATACGAACAACGGCTCATCGTGCGGCACGGACTCGCCAGAGTGGCGGTTTACCAAGTGCGTGCCGTTGGTGGTGTACTTCGGTTCCTGAGAAACAGGTAGACCAGCAGGCGCCACTGCTGCGGCGGGTGCCGCCAGAGCCTCCATGTGGAGGCGCAGCAGTTCGCCGGCTACTGCTGCCGGCACGCTGTACGCCACGCCGTCGATCAGCACGGATTCCGTGGCTGCGGCGGGTGCCTGCCCGGAGCCTCCACAGGTCCGGCATGGTCCGTCGTGCGTGTGACCGGCGTCACCTTTGCTCTGGTCGTAGTAGCCCTCCGGGTCTTCGCCTGAGCCGCTGCAGCGCTGGCAGTTTGGTGCGGCGGCGGGTGCCTGAGGCGCGGCGGCGAGCATGGCTCGGTAGCCAAGCGCGGCGTTGGATGGCAAGCCCCACACCGCGTGTTGGCGGCCTGCCATCTCCATTTGCTCTGTCGGATCCACCGGCACCAGCCGCCACCCCTTGGGCGCGGCGGGCGCTGCTCCCGCATCCGCCTGGGGGCGCGGCTCTGGCTCAGAGTATGCGTTCTGGATCCGGAACGTGTCATGGAGCTTCAGGCACTCCTGGACAAGTTCATCTGGCGCCGGACCATCTACCCAGTACCGCCCTTCGTCCACCCATTCACCGAAGCTGTTCCGACGCAGCATCCGATGTGCCACCACACGGGCGGGCTCGGCCTCCTGGGCGGCCGCATCGCTCCGCGTCACGGGAAGGTGTGCGATGGCGAGGCAGGTGGTACGGTGTCCGCACTCCGGGCAGGCCGTGGTCATCGCCCCTTTCTGGCCGCATCCAGGGCAGAGGTCTTCGGTGGGCGATGGGCCGTGCCATTCGCAGTGCGTGCATGCTGAGGTGTCGGGGGCGTCGTTGATGCCGACGTGGCCGCACGCGCCGCACTCGCGCGCTTCCACGTACACAGTGCCCGCGGCCTCCTGGGCGGCCGGTGCTGCGAGAGCGGTGTGCAGCAAGCGCAGTTGTGCGGCCGACGTACGTGCCAGCTCTTTGATGCTGACAACTTCTCCGCCCTGGGCGATGTGCTCCAGCCATTCGGCGCAGCGCAGTGCCTCGGGCTGGGTTGCCGCCTGGGCGGCCGTGGTGGTGTTCTCGGTCATGGTGATCCTTCAGGCATTGGTGGGGTCAGGCGGTGTATTCCTGCTCGGCGATCTCGCACTGCAGACCACAGGCCGGCGGGGACAGGTCGCGCCGCGCCTTGCCGGGAGGTATGTCGCGCAGGCTGTAGCGCACGCCCGTCTTGCGATCGCGGAACAGGTAGGCGCCTGGGCCGATGCTTTCCTGCACCTGGCACAGCCGCTCGAATTCCTCGGGGAAGTCTTCGCGGATGGCGCGGAAGTAGCCTTCGCCACCCTTGACGCAGCCGATGCAGTTGGCGTTGGAGTAGCCGAGGCGGTACATCGTCGGCAGCTCGATCCCCGCGCGTTCGACCATCGCCAGGCAGTCTTTCTTCCCCAGGCCGCGTTCGATGAGCGGGGCCACCACCGTCTTGTCCGGGTTCCGCTCTCGGAAGTCTTCGAGGCGGTCTTCTTCCTCGGCCGTGTAGCCGAAGACCATCACGTCTCCCGGCTGGCGCCAGGAGTCGAGCAACTTGCGCTTCAGCTCAGCCGTGCAGGGCGCGCCGTACCGCGATTTCATGAACTGCTTGCGGCGGAAGACTTCGATCACGGAGGCGCCGTATCTCTCATTGCGCAGCACCGTGATGGTCCGGCCGAACCAGCGTTCGCAGTCCGCCAGGAACCGGCGGTTGTCCGGGTGCTCCTCCTGGACGAGCGCATTCAGGATGTGAACCTCGTGGGCGCCGCCGTACTGGGCGAGCGCGATCTTCGTGGCTACGGCCGAAGCCGCGCCGCAACTGAATTGGCAAACGATGCGGGCCATTGCGGCCTCCTGTGTTGTTGTCGCCCCGTGGGGGCTGGGTCATGCGAGGGTGTCCATCACGGCGCGGATGAAGGCTTCCGCTGCCGGGGCGCAGATCGCATTGCCGTAGGCGCGCAGGCGCCCAGCGCTTCGATCAGGTCCGGGATCAGTTTGGAGAGTTCGCCCGTGGCGATCGCCACGTCGGTGTCGAAGCCCGAATCGTCCTGGCCGCGGCCCTCGAACACCGTGTCGAGGAAGGACACCTTCCGCAGCTGCAGGCCCTCGGTCAGCACGAAGGCGACGCGGTCGTCCCAGCTCATCGCGAGCTTGGTGGGCAGCTTGCCGGCGGCGATGTGCTCGCGGATCTCGTCGATGTCCAGCGGGTGGCGGCCGTACCGGACCACGGCCTTGGATTCGTCGGCGCTCTTGAGCTCGCACTCGCGGTCCACGCTGAAACCCACCGGGGGCTCCTGCTCCTTGAGCCAGTGGGCCATGGCCGCCTGCGGCGAGGTCTGCGTATCGAGCAGGGAGACCGACAGGCCCGGCAGCGCTTCCACCAGCAGCGAGACGACTTCATCGGCCCGGCCCTGGCTGCCCGTGTCGAGCACCAGCAGGCGCGCCTCGGTGTCGATCCAGACCCACATCGATCCCTGCTTGGTGAAGGCCATCGGCAGCAGGTCGAGCTTGGCCTCTTCCTTGAGTTCGCGGGTTTCCTTCTTGCCCGGCTTGCGGCCGGTTTCCTTCTCGATGCGAGCGGCCTTGTCCTTGACCTTGCGCGCCAGGACCGATCCCGGGAGCATCTTGGACTCGGTCATGAAACGCAGGATCCACTGGCCGCCCACGGATTCGGCGAGCGCGCCGTGGGCATCGCCCCGGGGCGGCACCCAGCCCACGGATTTCTCCTGGGTGGCGCCGCACTCCACGAACGGGGTGCGGGCCAGGGCTTCCTCAAGCTGGGGCAGTTCCGCATGCCACTCGGCGATGCGGTAGATGATCAGGTTCGAAAACATGGGTTGGCTCCGGGGGGTCACCGGGCAGCGCGCAGGCACTGCACGGTGGTGGCGTCGATCCAGGCGGGTGTGGTGCCGGGTTCGCACGCGCGGGCCGCGGCGGCGGCGCGGCGCTCCTCGGCGGCCTCGACATGCGCCTGTTCGGCGGCCGCGCGGTGGCGGGTGTCGGCCTGGCTGTCGTCGTGCTGGGCCCAGATCAGCAGCCCGAAGGCCAGAACCGCCAGCGCGGCTGTGCCGAGGAACGTGCTGGGGGTTTCCGGGGTTGGGGCTTGCACGGCGGCCCGCATGTCAGGGTGATGGAAGTCCATGGGGTTCTCCAGAAATGAAAAGAGCCCGCACGCGGCGGGCTCGAAGGGGACGGTAGGAGGCTCAGGCCTCCAGCGTGTCGAAAAGCGACGGCGTGCTGGCTTCGCGCTCGGCCGCCTGCAGGTAGTGCACTTGGTCGGCAAAGTAGCCAGCGTTCAGCTCGCTCCCGCCGGCCCGCCGGCCGAGCTTGATGGCGCGCACACCCACGGTGCCGAGCCCGTGGAACGGGTCATATACCTTCTCGCCCCGCATGCTCCAGCGTTCTATCGCGCGGTCCACGATGTCGAACTGCAGCGGGCAGATGTGCTTCTCGACGGACCGGTTGGCCTGCTCGCCGTTCAGGGTTCGCATGCGCGCGATGTCGGTCCACACGTTCGGGTCGGGGCTCCCGGGCTGCAGGCAGGCGAATTCACGGGGCAGGGCGCCGCGTTCCTCCAGTTGCTCGCCGATGGCAACGTGGCGCCGGTAGTCGTAGATACGCTGCAGGCTGTCGTCCGTGAAGAACTTCGCCAGCTTGCCCGGGCCCATGGCCGCCATCTCCTCGGCAGCCAGCAGCCTGTCGCCGCTTGAGCGCCAGTAGGCATGCGCGTCGATCTGCCAGCGGCCGAGGCTGTAGTCCGCCTTGGCACGGGCCACCGGCACATCGGCGTACCCGCGCGAAAGGTCGGTCTGTGGCTTGAAGAACACCAGTAGGTACTCGCTGCAGCCCGTGCCCATCTTCGTGCTGTCCTTGCACATTTCCGAGTAGCTCAGGCGGTAGGTCTGGTTGTTCTCCCGCACGACATCGGTGGTGATGGTCACGATGGCCAGCTTGTGGAAGCCATGCTTGCGCAAATGCATGGACGCCTCCTCGTGGAAGTAGTCCATGCTGGGCCGGCCCAGACCGGTCACGTTCCCGAACAGCACCCGGTCTTTCACATGGATTGCCGCGATCCGCCCGGGCTTCAGGATCCGGTACAGCTCCGGCGTCAAGAAGTCCATCTGCTCCCAGAAGTGCGCATTGCCCTCCGTGTGCCCGAAGTCGTTGTAGCTGGGGCTGTACTCGTAGTGGTTCGCGAACGGGATGCTGGTCACGATCAGGTCCACCGAGTTCTCCGGTTGCTCCCGAGCCTCCAGCACGCAATCGTTGTGGGCCACCTCGAAGAGGTCGCTCTTGACCACCCGCCGCTCCACGCCGATCGTCCTGGCCAGCGTCTCGTGCATGGCCAGCTGGTCCAGGCCGTAGGTTCGGATCAGGCTGCTCATCTGGGTCTGCACCTCATCGTGCTGCCGCCACTTCTCCTGCAGCGTGCGCAACACCTCCCGTTCGGCCTCGGTGTGGATGATGTCGATTCGCACCGGCTTGGTCTGCCCGAAGCGGTGCACGCGGTGGATGGCCTGGATGAAGTCGCGGAATTTGAAGCCGATGCCGGCGAACACCTCGCGGTGGCAGTGCCGCTGGAAATTGCAGCCAGCGCCGGCGATGACGGGCTTGGTGGACAGCAGCCGGAAGGCGCCATCGCCGAAACCAACGATCCGGTCCTCTCGCTCATCCAGATCCTGCGTGCCCCACACGCTCACGGCCTCCGGTATCGCTTCCTGCAGGGCGTGGCGCTCGTCTTCGAGGTCGTGCCAGATGACGAAGCTGTCCTCTGGATCAGCGTCCACGATCTCGCGCACCTTGTCGATCCGCGCGGGCATGCTTGCGCGCTTCTCGCTCGCGGCGGCCGACAGGCCCAAAGCCACATCGGGGATCAGCAGGCCCTGGCCGCTCTTCTCGGCGCCAGCCGTCTCGTAGTTGCTCGGCACTTCGTGGTATCGCACGTCCAGAGCCGGTAGGTCGTAGCCGTCGTCAGAGTGGCCGAGATCGCTGGGCCGCTGGATAAATACGGCCCAGGACGCCACCCACAGCCAGAATTCCTTTTCCTTGTGGGGGTAGAGGGTGAGGTTGCCGGCCTGCTCGCTGTCGCGCTGGAAAAACCGGGTCAGGGCCTGGCCCGTGTCCATCACCCCCAGGTAGCCGGCGTAGTGGATCAGCTCCTTGTACCGGTTCGGGCTGGGCGTAGCGGTCTGCACGAACTTGAACTCCACCGGCGCGAAGGCGGGCAGGAACTCCTGGTAGGTCTTGCTGCCGTAGCTGCGCAGCACGTCGGCCTCGTCCAGGTTGGACGCGATCCACCGCGCGGGGCTGATGTTCCCCTCGCGGATGGCTTCGTAGTTGGTGAGGTAGATGACGCGCTCGTCGTCAATCTCGCTGTCCCGGCGGACGAAACGCACGTCGATGGCATGAGCTCCCTGAAAGTGCTCGGCGGCTTGGCCGATGAACTCGTGGCGAACGCCCAGCGGCGCGACGATGCCGCGAATACCGGGCCGGTGCGTGCCCACCAGGCGCATCAGCTCCAGGGCCGTCACGGTCTTGTGCAGGCCGAAGCTCGCGAAGATCGCCCGGCGCCCTCCCTTGGCCGCCCAGCGCACGATGTCGCGGGTGTGGGGCTTCAGCTTCGGATTCACCTCCGCAGGAGCCACGTCGAAGCCGGCGAAGCTGGCGAGCTTGATCTTCTTGCGCAGGAAATCGAGGTAGGGATCGGTCATGGTCAGGGCGAAAAAAAGCCCGCGCGAGGCGGGCTGGTATAGGAAGGCCGGCGCCCATCGAAGGGCTGCAGGGGGAAGAGAGAGGGAGGGAGGAGAGCCCCCGGCCCGGCTGGTGAAAGTGGTGTGCGGCGTCAGGCCGCGGCAGGCATCAGCTGCCACGGCGCCGTGGGCGTGCGGCGCTGCCAAGCGGTGACACCGGCGTCGCACCCGTCGGCCCGGTACTGCCGCTGCAGCTCGCGAACATCGGCGACCGACCGCAGGAACGTGGGCACGGGGCCGTAGCAGCTGGGCCCGATGAGCACGAAGCACTTCCCGTCGGGGACGCGGAAGGGCAGCACGAGATCGTCAGGCATGCGGGGCTCCGTGGGCTGGGGCCCCGGGCGGGGCCTGGGTTGTAGAAAGACCGCTGCCCCATCGGGGCGTGCCGAGGGAAGAAAGAGAGGGAGGAGGGGAGCCCCCGGCGCGGTGGAAGGCGGCCCTGAGCAGGACGCCGAATGAAAAAGCCGCTGGTGTGCGCCCCAAGAAGAGAGGGAGGGGGAGGAGACGGGGCGCGCGGCGAAAAAAGGTCAGAGGGTCACCAGCCAGCCGGGCATGGTGTGCTGATTGGCTGCATCCTTCTTGAAATTGGCCCGCGGGATGCGCGTTCGCACGCAGCCGATCGGCTGGCCGGGCTCGATCGCGGCCAGCACCTGTGCCCACCGGTCAGCAGCCGCGCGGCTCTTGCAGGTGACGTGCACATTGATCCTGGTCCGGCCGAACACCTGCAGCTTCGAGCAGGGAAGCCCGAGGCTCTCGAGCTTCTCTGCGAACCGCTCGATTTCGCTTTCGTTCGTCATGTTGCGTTCCTTGAAAAACAGAAACGCCCTCGACGTGAGGGCGCTTGTGTTTGCCCTGGTCTCGCCCAGGGCGGGCGCAGCGCTGGTGCGCTGGACGTGTTCTCTGTGGCGTCTCCTGGCTGTCGCGGGGTGGGCGCTCCCGCAGCCATCGGCCAGCTTGGTCCCATGCCGGCTTTCGTGCGGCTTCCTACGTGCCCGGTGGGCAGGGCGGGCCGGGTCGTCCGGCTCAGGTGATGCGCATGGTGGTCTCCTTCGCGGGCGGTCCGCATGGTTGTGGTTGCCGGGGGTTTCTTGTCTTGGCTCCCCGGAGGCGCCTCACCGTTGTCACCCGTGTACCGCGCTTCGGCGGACTGGGACGGGCCGGACTGCCCGCGCGACGTGCCTTGACGGCCAGCAGCACCCCAGCTGCATCGCTCTTTCATCCATCGCAGCCGGGGAATGCGCGGGGCGGCGCAAGCATCGTCGGCGGTGATGGGGCGGCGGATTTTTAAGGAGCCTCGGGGCTCCCGTCGATCCGGGGCCCATCGCTTGCCCGTGTGGGGTGGCGATGGGAATTAATGTACCGATATCGGTATGCTTCGTCAACCGTATTCGGTATGAGGCAAAAAGAATCTTCAGAATGGCGCCCGTGACACTGCGACTGATACGGGCCCCAGCCCCGAGTACACGAGTTGCTCCGTGGCGCGTACGCGTACCTCGAACCACTCGGGGTGCCGCTCCCGGACCTCATAGGCGTCAGCCGGGAGCGGCAGAAGCACCTGCTCCGGCACGCCGAACCATTGCGGCAGGTGGAGCAGGGTGGGATGGCCATCCGGAGGATTACCAGTCCAGGCGGTCAATGAGGTCATCTCGGTCATCCTCGAAGGGGTTGTAGGGTCGAGCAGCAGCCACGGCGGCCATGCGCTGCAGAAATGGTTGCGCGTCGGCGGGGTCGAGTGCGCACATCCATGACTGCCGTTGCCAGAGCGGCGAAGACTTCTTGGTCTGCCTGCCGCAGTCCTCGCGCCCCACCAGGTGCATCACGCCCTCCACGTGGCGCAGGCGCGCCCAGTGCAGGGACCGCAGCAGGGGCTTGCCGCCGGCGGCCTCCAGCAGGTGGGCCTCCCACCGTGGGCCGTAGTCGTCCAGCGGGGCTTGCTTGTACTGGAGCCAGCCGCGCACGGGCGGCCGCTCGAGCAGTTCCTGGGGAAGGGTTCGCTTGCCGCTACTGCGAAGGGCATAGACATGGATGAACACTGTTTAAATATACAGTTCATGACGGGGCAAGGGAACCTCCCTGCCGCCCCAGGGTTTGGCGGCCGACCGAGCAAGCTCGGCGCTTGCATAGGCGCGTCGCGGCCCGGCGCTGCAGAAATGGGAGCGTGGAAAGTGCGCGCGATCCGATAGACGGCGCCCTCGCCATGAGGAGCGCAACGCCACACCCGTGGAGGCATGAAAAAGCCCGCGGGGAGCGGGCTTGGTTTAGGCGCTGCTGCTTCAGCGACTGGCTGGTGGGGTTTTCGCTGCAGCGGTGGCTTCTGCGATCGCCTTCAACTGCGTCTCGATCTTTTCCATCCGGGCGGTCGCCTCGCTGATGTTTTTGGAGGTCTCCCTGCCAGAGTCGAACGCGGCGAACGTAAGTGCCAATGCGGCTAGAACGGCCGCGACGGTCGTAGCGACGCCAAACCATATGTTCGACTTCATGCTGGCGATCTGGGATTTTGTATCGCTTACCGATTCCCTGAGCTTGCCATCCATTCGGTCAGGAAAAGTCTTCAACTCGCCCTTTACCTCTCGCAGGTCGGATTCCAGTTGCGTGAAGCGCCCGCGGTCTGCCCTGATCTCCGCTATGGTCGTGTCGAGCTTGGCAGACATGTCGGCAACGCGTGCGTCCATGCGTGCCTCAATGGCTTCGAGCTTTGCGTCGAGCAATTCCTTCGTCACACTTGGATCTGGCATGGCTTCTCTGGGTTTAGGTGCGTGCTTTGACAAGGCGTCCTTGAGAAATAAAGTCGCAGAGTCCCCTGGCAAGCTTACACCAACATAGTGTTGTGGGTGTTCTGTTGTGAGTGTTGATGGATCTGTTAGGGTTTCCGTAAATTTAAAGCCCGGACTCCATGATACAGTGGCTTTTGTCTCCCTCCCAGCCATTTTTATCCCTGCCCTTTGGTTATGGTTGCGAGTATATTTCCCAGAAGTTCGTGATAGTTTTTGGCGGTCTCGACATCCATCTCGATTGAGGCAATGGCAGTAACTGTCGGAATTGTGGCCAAGTTTCCTTTCACGCTTTTTGGCAGAAATTGAATCACATTTGCGTGAACAATAACAGCCCCCTCATTTGTATCCGCAGCTTTAAGATAGGTTACTCCTATCTGTGCCCTTCTGAGTTGGATGTATTTGTATTCTGTTGAAACTTCAAGTCCCGGGGGACTTCAGTAACTATGTCAGTTGCGGTATTTGTTTCCATCTTTTCTCCCTTGTGGAATGATTCCATCTGTTTTACTTGTGCTGAGCGTTCGACCGATCAGCGATAATTCTGCCGGCGTGATGAATTACAGTCCATCCTCTGTGCACATTTGCTCGGCAATTTCTCCCACAGGTCCTACCCAGTAGTTCGCCTTGCCGGAAGGTGTGCTAACAACTCCATAGAAACGCTGAAAACCCGTGAACGCACCAAACGAATTCTTAGCGTTCACCTCTCCACACATAGTCCAACCGCCTTTATTCGGTTTGTACTTAATATCGCGAAACTGTGCGCTGTTTGGGTCTTTGAGGCTTTTGAATGCCGAGCGTAAAACGGTTTCATCAAGCGGCGGCGGTACTACCTGGGCCGATACAATCGCGCAAAACGCCGCTGCGTGTGCTAAGACTATCTTTTTCATTCCTCTCTCCTTAAAGCTCGTGGGCTGCCCACATTATTCGTCCGATAAGATCGAAAGCGGTTTCGTCTGTGCCGTATATCCGATCTGGGTATTCATTCTTGTCTGGGTTGGCTGACACCGCAAGAACTTTCCCATCATCTCGTCGGTACAGTTTCTTTATCATCAGCTCCCCGTCATAGCGAAAAGCATAAAACTTTCCGTTGACGATGGATTGCCCGGGAGCCCTGTTGGCCAGCAGCACTGAGCCGTCCACGATATCTGGTTCGTTTGAGCGCCCTTCAGCGTTGACGATCACGGCATGGATTGGGCTGACGCCTATGTGGCGTAGGTAGTCGCGGCGAAAGGACAGCGCCGACAGCCTTCCCTCCTCAAAAACGAGCTTCCCGCGGCCGTTGGAGATGGAGACGTTGGCCCGCGCCACCTCCACGAACTCTGCATCCTGGTCAGCGGGCCGTAGCAACTCGTCCACCTCGAGCCCGGCGAACGTGGCCAGCTTGCGCAAGGATTCTGTGCGGACACCCTCGTCGCCCATCGAGATCCGATGCAGCGTGCCGGCTCCTATGTCAATGCCCGCTTCCTTCATGGCCGTCCGCATCGCCTCGATGCTCCTACCGGCGGAGATGCGCGCGTAGTTGTCCGCGAGCGCGCTGTTTTCGGGCTGTTTGGTCATGCGGATCATTCTTCGCATTGCGAAACCGTAAACGGTATGTTAGATTCAAACCGAATTCGGTATTCGGTACGACCATGCATAGCGAACCCATCTCTGACCACCTCAAGCGCCGTCTGCGGGATGCGGGGCCGGCCAACTTCGCCTCCATCGCCGAGCGAAGCGGCGTAGCTCTCAGCTTCATCCGCAAGTTCGTCTATGGCTCCCGTGAGAACCCGCGTGTGCAGACCATCCAGCCCTTGCTGGACTTCTTCGCCGCGGTGGATCGGGGAGAGATCACCGTCGCCCCCACCAAGGAGGAGGCTCAGCATGGCTGACATCTGGCCCGTCCTCTTCTCCCTTGCGCAGGTTGCCTTTGGGGCAGCCCTGATCCGCCAGAGCAACCGGATTGATCGGGCGCTGGCGCACCGGCACGCCGAAGTCAGCGAGTTGGCTGCCGAGGCTCGAGCGCTGCGCGCCGAGTTGGTGGAGTTGCGGAGCGAGGGTTCCTCGCGGGCCGCTCGCACGCTTGAGATCTTCAGGCGCTGGGACGAAGCGGGTTCCAAGGCTCCCGAGAAGCGGGAAGGCCAAGAGATTCGCGCAAGTAGCGCATCCGCTCTGCATACCCTTCCAGCGCATCGTCCTCCAGCAACTGCGTGGCCTTCGAGTCCTGGAGATCCATCTTGAGCGCAAGCGTTGCGGCCAAGCCCGGATCCCTTTCCAGGAGTGCTGCCATCAGCGCTTCCGTTGCCGCCTGCAGCGCCAAGGTTCGCCCCGCAAACAAGTCTGCCAACTGGTCGTCTTTCATGTCCGCCCTCCCAGGCGATGGTTGTGTGAGAACTCCATCGTACTGCCCGGGAGAGGCGGGCGCCCACCACCGCGCCGCGCGCGCTGCTACGGCTGGATGAGGTGCTGGGGCTGGTCTTGTTGTCCATGCCCGCATCGTCGCTGCCGCCACCCCTGTCGTCCACATCCAAATCACGGAGCCCCGGACATGAGCCTTCACGATTCCCTGCGCCGCGGCGCAGACCATTTCCCGGGCGGCCGCGCCGTTCTGTCCATGCGCCTGGGCAAGGGCGACGAGGTGCTGCGCAAGGAGCTGTCCGGCGCCACCTCGCACAAGCTGGGCGCGGTCGACGCGCTGGCCATCGCCCGCCTGTGCGTGGAAGGCCGCACGCCCCACTGCTACGACTTCGCAGCTTTCGTGGCCCAGGAGTGCGGCGGCACCTTCGTGCCGCACGACGAGCCCGAGCCCGCGGCAGCCCTGAACCCCATGAACAAGGTGTCGCGGCTGATGCGTGAGACATCGGACGTGACCTCGACGGTGATCGAGGCCCTGAGCGACGGCGTGATCTCGGACAACGAGCTGGCGCGCATCGAGCAGGAGATCGCTGAGGCCGAGGAGGTGTTGCGCAGGCTGCGCCGCGCCGCGCGCGCCACCAACGCCGCCGGCAAGCCCCGCGCCGAGCGGCCCCAAATCGACCTGCCCGTGATTGAGCCGGCGCAGGTGCAACCGTGATCGGAACGGTTATGCCATCCACCTACGAAGAGACCTGGAAGCAAGTCCCGGGGTTTTCACGCTATTCCGTGAGTTCCGCGGGCAGGGTGCGGCGCGATGTGGCGGTGTATCGCACGAAGCCGGGCATCTGCAAATGCCAGCTGAAGCAGGGCTACCCGCAGGTCGCAGTCACCTCCGATGCCGGGAAAAGCACCACGGTGCCCGTTCATGTCCTGCTGATGCTTGCCTTCGTCGGCCCCCGGCCTGCAGGCATGCACATCTGCCACCAAGACGGCGACCGTGCGAACTGCACCCTCGGCAACCTGCGGTACGACACCCCCACTGCAAATGTCCATGACGCGGTGCGGCATGGCACCTATGCCCACGGAGAGCGGATTGCTCAGCACAGGTTGAAGGAGCACGAGGTGCTGGAGGTCATTGAACTGCTCGATCAGGATGAACCCTACTGCGCGATTGGCAGCAGGTTCGGAGTCTCCAAAGATGCGATTTTCCGCATTGCCTGCGGCAAGAATTGGAAGCACCTCACCGGCGGCAAGGACCGCCGGAACGGCTACGCCAACTCTGCAATGAACCTGCTGGCGGCGCGGGCCGCGCGCAGCGGATCCTTCCGGGAGGCCGCATGAAGCTCCCATGGTTCCGCGTCTACACCGAGATGGTGGACAACGAGACGCTCAAGCTGGTGGCCTTCGAGGACCGCTGGCATTTCATCGCGCTCCTGTGCCTGAAAGGCCAGGGGCTGCTGGACAAGGACGAGGCGCCCGCGCTCAAGCTGCGCAAGGTGGCCGTCAAGATGGGGCTGGACCTGCGCACGCTGGAAGAGGTAGCACGCCGCCTGGACGAGGTGGGGCTGATCGACCGCGAGACGCTGCAGCCCCGGAACTGGGACGACCGCCAGATGCGCAGCGACGCGGACACCACGGCCGCAGAGCGCAAGCGCCGGCAGCGCCAGCGCGAGAAGGCGACCTCCGCAGCCCCTGCGAGTGACGTCACGGAGGCGTCACGCGTGACACCCGTGACAGTCACGCGTACAGATACAGATACAGATACAGAAGGAGAAGAAGAAAAAGAACCTGCTGTAGAACAAGAGGGAGAGGCGGCCCGTGCTGCGCCGGGCGCTGCGCCTGCGGCTCCGCCAGCACCAGCCAAGCGTGCCCCCGCTGCTTCGCGCCTCCCTGCGGACTGGACCTTGCCCGAGGACTGGGCGGCATGGGCCGAGCAGGAGCGGCCGGACCTGGGCGCCGAGGGCGTGCGCCGCGAGGGCGACTGCTTCGCCGACTACTGGCACGCGAAGGCCGGCGCGGACGCCCGCAAGGCCGACTGGCTGGCGACCTGGCGCAACTGGGTGCGCCGTGCAGGCGTCGCACCGGGTGCGATGACGCGCACCGCGCCGCGCGGCCCGGGCCCCGACGTCCCGACCGAAACCTACGCCCAGCGCGCGGCCCGCCAGCGCATGGAGGAGGTGGCGCCAATGGCGGCGCGGAAGGCGCCCGGCGGCGGGGGCTTTGCCGCGGCCCAACGGTTCATGGCCGGCGATCCCGGCGTCATCGATGTGCCGGCGCGCGCCGCCGCTCCCCGCCTGGCAGGAGGTGCCCGATGAACGAGCAAGCATTCCGGGAAGTCATCGAGCTCATCTTCGCCAAGCTTGCCGTGCGCTACGGCGCCGATTGGCTGAAGCAGTGGGACGGCGTGGACATGGCGCTGGTGAAGGACGACTGGGCGGAGGAGCTGAGCGGCTTCGCGAGCGGGCTGGAGCCCTTGCGGTATGCCTTGCGGAACCTGCCGGTGAAATGCCCGAACGTGGTGCAATTCCGCGCCCTGGCGAACGCATGCCCCCCGGCCGATGTGCCACGCCTGGAGGCGCCGCGCGCCTCCGAGCGGGTGGTGGCGGAGGAGATTGCGAAGCAGACGGGGCTCAAGCGTGCCATCGCGCACAACGAGAACCGGAGCAAGGACTGGGCGCGCGCGATCGTCTCGCGCGCCGCGGCCGGAGAGCGCATCACTCCCTACAGCCTGCGCAGCGCGCGCCAGGCCCTGGGCATGGAAGGGCGGCAGAAATGGCAATGACGTGCTCGACCTGCATCCACTGGGCCCTCCGCCAGCACCGCGAAATGGCGAAGCAGGGCATGGCCGCCTGCTCCCTGGGGAAGTCCTGGACCTTCCTGCCGCCGCAGCACGCCTGCGCCAAGCACGCGCCAGCGCCCGCAGAGGTCCAAGCCGACCGGAAGCGCTGGCTCAAGAAAGGAGGCCGCTGATGGCCACGAAGAAGAACCTCGCACAGCTGCTGCAGGCGCTGACGGCTGCCGGTGGCACCGCCCGCGAGAGCGAGCTGCGCACCGCGACGGGCTGGACCGCCGAACATCTGACCATGGTGTTGGAAGATGCGCGCGAGCGCCTGCTGGCCCGGCCGGTCGCCACGAAGCCCCAGAAGGACACCGAATGGGTGACCGTGGACGTGCTGATCGCACGCTGCCCCTGGAAGCCTGCACGGATCCTCAAGTCCATCGCCGCCCGTGAGATGGGCACCCGCGAGCTGGCAGAGGCGGCGAAGTCCCCCGAGGTGGCGATGGGGCTCCTGCTGCGCAGGATGGCGCGGGCGCGGCGGATCAAGCTGGCAGCCTTCGACGGCCTCCGGAAGTGGGTTCCCTTCGATCGGCACATCGCGCCCGGTGGCTCTCGGCCCGAGCCCTACGACGGCGACCTGCTCGCACTGATCGCCCAGCACCAGCCCATGCGGCTGGAGCACCTGGCGGAGTTGACGGGGCGCGGCCGCGTCTACACCCGGCAGCGCGTGCACAAGCTGCGCCGGGAGGGCAAGGTCAACATCCGCGGGGTGGACGGCAGCTGGCGCTACGTGCTGCCGGACTACGTGCGCACGCCCGCGGAGATCGAGCAGGACATCCTGCTGCGCTGCGAGGACGTGGGCGGAGACTGCCTGCGCTGGAGCGGCGCGCGCAATCCGCAGGGCCATCCCCTGACGCGCCACGACGGCAACGTGAAGCGCGTGGACATCGTGCTGTGGACGGCCGTGCATGGGAAGGAGCTCAAGAAGGGCCACACGCTCACCGGGACGTGCGAGACGCCCGGCTGCTGCAACCACGAGCACCACAAGCAGGTCACGCGCAGCGCGGCGATGCGCAAGGCGTTCGCGGCCATCGCCTTCGGGGGCCAGAAGCACGGCAGCCGGGTGTCTGCCGCCATCCGGCACAAGGTCGGATCGCTGTCGCCCGAGCAGGTGGAGCTGATCCGAACGAGCCCCCTGACGGGCGCCGAGCTGGCGCGCCAGTTGGGGAAGACCAAATCGGTGGTGCAGGACGCCCGCGCCGGCCGGAGCTATCGCGACTACGTGGTGGCCAGCCCGTTCGCGGGGCTGGGCGGGAGGCCGGCATGCTGATCCTCGGGATGGACCCCGGCGCCAACACCGGCGTGGCCACCTACATCAATGGCGAGCTGACCGAGCTGGAGACGGTGCCGCCGCACCATATTGAGCGGATCATCCGCGGCCGGCAGCCGGCCCGCGTGGTGTTCGAGGATTCGCGCCTGCAGTCGCACACCTGGACGCGCGGCCGCAGCGGCGCCGCCAGCGCCAAGATGGCGCGCAACGTCGGCCAGGTGGACGCTTGGTGCCGGCTGATCTCGGAGGTGTGCGGTGAGCTCGGCATCCCCGCGCACGGCATCAGCCCGGCGAACAAGGGCGCCAAGCTGGACGCGGCGGCGTTCGAGCGAACCACGGGCTGGGCCGGCTCCTCCAACGAGCACGCCCGCGACGCGGCCATGGTGGCGTGGCCGTACCGTCGGGCCAAGGATCTGAGGGGAGAAAGCCGCTGATGCGCCGGACCGAATTCCGCCGCGCGCCGCGGCCCGCAGCCCCTGCCCCAGATCGCGAGCAGCGCCTCGCTGCCCGCGCGGCGCGTGCCATGGCGGAGGTCAGGCCCCGGGCCTCCGTGGTGGTGCCGTGCGCCGAGCTGGCGCCGGCTGTGCCCAAGGCGGCGCCCGTGCGCAGCGAGGCCTACCGTCGGCTGGTCGCCGCGCTGCCGTGCATGGCCTGCGGCGTGCCGGGGCTGTCGCAGTGCGCACACGCCAACACCGGCAAGGGCATGGGGCTCAAGGTCTGCGACCTGGAGAGCTTCCCGCTCTGCTCCGACCGCCCGGGCACGCCCGGCTGCCACAGCCTATTCGATCAGGGGGCTTTGCTGACCAAGGCCGCGCGCCGCGCGATCGAGCCGGCATGGATCGCTGACACGCAGCGCCGCATCATCGCCCTGGGGCTTTGGCCTGCGGGCATCCAACAACCAGAAGAAGGGGCCGCCCATGTACGTTGAGATCCACGAGAGGGCGAAAGCCCCGACCCTCAAGCGCGCCGCGCCGGCCGGCTTGGATGCCGAGCAGCGCCAGGCCGACGAGCTGCTGGAGCGCTACGGCCGATGGGCCCAGGACCGTTACGTCAAGCGGACGTGCGCCAGCGCCGAGGGCAAGTACGTGCCGCCGCCCACGCGCGGCGAAGAGCCGATGGTGCCGTTCATGGCCGACTTCGATGCGCTCCGGGTCCAGCATGCGCTCGCCGTGGTGCCCATGCAGTACCGACGCGTGCTGCACGCCTACTACATCCCGCAGCGCCTGCCGCACCACGCCACGCGCCGCAGGCTGGGCGTGGCGCCCGCGGCCTGGGAGCGCGACCGGCTGCAGGGTCTGCGCAGCTTCTGGACGGCGTACCGCTTGCGCGGCTTGACACGATCTGGCACAATCGCGCCAATTTCCCGCGACACTGAGTCGTGAGCGCTTCCAGCGGTTGCCCAACGGCAGCCGCAGGTGCGCCCGATACACCAAAGCCCGCACGGTTCGCCCTGCGGGCTTTTTCGTTTCCGCGGTGTAGCTCAGCCAGGTAGAGCAGCGGGTTCATACCCCGCCTGTCGTCGGATCGAAGCCGACCACCGCAACCACATCGCACCCTATCGGGTGCACCGATTGCCACCACCGGGGCGCATCCACCACGCCTCTATCGCCGCCAGGGACGCCAAGCCCCAGGTGGTGGCGCCTTCCACCCATTCGACTCCCGGCAGCCAGCGCCGGCCGCGCACGAGCGCGGGGGTTTCCACCGCGAGCTGTGGTGCTGGACAGCGGACGGCAGGCACCAGCGGGGCCAGACCAAGCCCCGTAGACCGATGGATGCCAAGACATGAGCGAGCGCCCCCGAATCCCAGCTGCCGCCCAGCGCGTCCAGATGGCCCAGGCCACGAGACTGCAGCAGGCGCCGCGCATCGGGGCAACCCATCGGGATCGAGGGCGCGCCCGGCAGGAGGCGCGGCTACGCATCTGGCTGCGCGACGGCCCGCACTGCAAGGGATGCGGGAAGCTGATCGACATCACGCCCGGCACGCCGGACCCGTTCGAACTGGATCACACGGTGCCGCTGTGGCAGGGCGGCAAGGACGCCGACCACAACCGGCAGTGCCTGTGCCCTGAATGCCACGCGGCCAAGACGGCGCGCGAGGCGAAGGAACGGGCTGGCTATCGGTAGTTTCATCCGCAGCAGCGGATTCACCCACGGCGTTCGGCCGGAGGTTCTCATGAAGCAAATACCTGGCTTCGATGGCTACTGCGCCACCGAGGATGGATGGATCGTGTCCGTGCGCGAGGCAGAGCCCAAGGTGCTGAAGGCACGAGAGAGCCAGGGATACCTGGTGGTGACGCTGGCAGTTCGGAGGGGTGGACGGAAGCAACGCCACCGCATGCCGGTGCACCGGCTGATGCTGCTCGCCTTTAGAGGCGCGCCCGCCTGCCGCACCCATCAAGGTCGGCACCTCGACGGCAACTCGCTGAACAACCGAATCGACAATCTTGCCTGGGGCACGCCTAAGCAGAACACGCAGGACGCAATTCGGCACGGGACGATCGGGCCGGGGATGCTTGCACATAGGCGTTTGTTGAGCGATGAGCAGGTGGCCGAGATCGCGCGTCGTGTTCGCTCAGGGGAGCGGTCGCCCGCTGTGGCCAAGGAGTACGGCGTCAGCGCGTACTACCCCTCGAAGCTCGCCAAGGGCCAGCGCTGGGCCCACCTGTCGGTGTAAGGCAGGGGGGTATCGAAACCTTGAGAGGCTCGGCCCTGGATACCGCCCGGTTCCGCACGCGCAGAAAATTTTTCCCCTATCAAAAGGAATTCAAATGGCCGGAGTCAAAGGACGAAGCGGTGGCGCCCGTCCGGGTGCCGGCCGCCCGAATAAAGAACCCGTGGTGCTCCCGCTCAGCGCCGTCTACGACGAGCCGGACAAGTTCCTGCGCGCCGTGATGAACGACAGCGGCACCGAAGCGAAACTGCGGGTCGACGCGGCGAAGGCGCTGCTGTCCGCCCAGGTGCGCCGCGCCGAGAACGGCGGCAAGAAGGAGCAGGCCAAGGCCGCAGCGAAGACTGCCAGTGCCGGCAAGTTCGCTTCGGCCGCGCCGCCGAAGCTGGCGGCCGCTGGCGGTAAGAGGGTCTGATGCCCGAGTGGACGACAGCCTGCCCGGACTGGGCGGATCGGTTGCGCTCGGGCCGTTCGATCATCCCACCGCCCATCTTCCCGGAGGAGGCCGAGGCCGGGCTGTCCGTGATGCGCGAGCTGCGCATCGTGGACGCCCCGACAGCCCGAAGATCGGGGATGCGAGCGGACAGTGGGTGTTCGATCTGGCGGCGTCCATATTCGGCGCCTACGACGCCGAGAGCGGCCGACGGCTCATCACGGAATGGTTCGTGATGCTGCCCAAGAAGAACTTCAAGTCCGGGCTCGCCGCCTCGATCATGCTCACGATGCTGATCCGTAACTGGCGGAAGTCGGCGGAGTTCACGATCCTGGCACCTACGCTCGAGGTCGCGAACAACAGCTTCGGCCCGGCCAAGGACATGGTGGCCTTCGAGGAAGAGGGCGAGGACGGCGAGACCTACAGCGAGCTGGCCGACCTGGTGCAGGTGCAGACGCACATCAAGACGCTGACGCACCGCGGCATGAACGCGACGCTGAAGGTGATCGCGGCAGACGCGAACACGGCCGCCGGCAAGAAGTCTGTCGGCGTGCTGGTGGAAGAGTTGTGGCTGTTCGGCAAGCAGGCGAACGCGAAGGACATGCTGCGGGAAGCCACCGGCGGGCTCGCTTCGCGACCCGAAGGCTTCACGATCTACATCACCACCCAGAGCGACGAGCCGCCACAGGGAGTGTTCAAGGAGAAGCTGCAGTACGCGCGGGACGTGCGGGACGGCAAGATCGTTGACCCGCAGTTCCTGCCCATCCTCTTCGAGCACCCGCCCGAGCTGGTCGAGAACGGCGGGGCGCGGCTGCTCGAGAACCTCCCTATGGTGAACCCAAACCTCGGGTATTCCGTGGACCGGGCCTACCTGGAACGAGAGTTTCGGAAGGCCGAGGCGGAAGGCGAGGCCTCGTTGAAGGGGTTCCTGGCGAAGTACGGCAACGTCGAAGTGGGGATGAACCTGCGCAGCGACCGCTGGCTGGGTGCCGACTTCTGGCTAGCGGCAGCCGTGCCGGTGTTCGGCCTGGCCGAACTGCTGCAGCGATCGGAGGTGGTCACCGTCGGCATCGACGGCGGCGGACTGGACGACATGCTGGGCTTGGCCGTGGTCGGCCGCGAGATCGGCACGGGCCGGTGGCTGGTGTGGGCTCGGGCGTGGCTGCATCCGATCGCGCTCGAGCGCCGGAAGTCGGAAGCCGCCAAGTACCAGGACTTCGCGAAGGCGGGCGACCTGGTGCTGGTGCAGGACGTGGGCGACGACATCGCCGACGTGGTGCGCATCGTCACCCAGGTGGTGGACTCCGGGCTGCTGGACAAGGTGGGCGTGGACCGGGCCGGGCTGGGCGGCATCTACGACGCGCTGGTGGGCACGGAGGAAAGAGCGGGCCCGATCACCGCCGACCAGGTGGTGGGCATCCCGCAAGGGTGGCAACTGCAGGGTGCGATCAAGACCGCGGAGCGGCACCTGGCCGCCCGCAAGCTGGTGCACGGCGGCACCGCGCTCATGGCGTGGTGCGTGGGCAATGCGAAGGTGGTGGCCGTGGGCAACGCGATCTCCATCACGAAGCAGGCCAGCGGGTTCGCGAAGATCGACCCGCTCATGGCGCTTTTCGATGCCGTCTACCTGATGGCCCTGAATCCGGAGGCCAAGGGCGGCCTGGATGACTGGTTGAGCAACCCCATACGGACGGGCCGCGCATGAAACTACGAACGAACACAGGCCTTGCCGGCCGGGTGCGCGCGGCGATCGACGGCTGGGTCCGGTCCTTCAGCCTGCGCGACAAGGACCTCTACGTCGACCGCGCCATGGAGAGCGAGACGGGCGTCGATGTGACCCCGAAGGCCGTGATGCAGGTGGACGCGGTGTGGAGCTGCGTGCGGCTCATCTCCGAAACCATCGCCACGCTGCCGCTGTCGATGTACGAGCGCACGCCTTCGGGCAAGCGGCTCGCGAGCCAGCACCCGCTGCACTTTGTGATCCACGACCAACCGAACGCGGACAGCACCGCTTCGGTGTTCTGGGAGGCGATCGTGGCGTCCATGCTGCTGCGCGGCAACGGCCGGGCGGAAAAGCTCTACGTGGGCGACCGGCTGGTGGGGCTGGCGTTCCTGGACCCGAACAAGCTGGTGGTCACGCGAGACGCGAACGGCCGCAAGATCTTCCAGTACCCGCGCCCGGACGGCACGCCGCGACTGATCCCGGCCGCGCGCATCTGGACGCTGCCGGGGTTCACGCTCGACGGCGAGACGGGCGTCTCGGTCATCTCCTACGGCGCCAAGGTGTTCGGCGCGGCAATGGCAGCGGAGCGAGCCGCGGCGCGCACTTTCCGCAACGGGTTGCTGCAGACCGTCTACTACAAGGTGGCCGCCTTCCTGAAGCCTGAGCAGCGGCGCATGTTCAAGGCGGAGATCGCGGGCTCCGTGGAGCGCGGGGAGACGCCGGTGCTCGAGGGCGGCACGGACGTGGGCGCCATCGGCATCAAGCCTTCGGACGCGCAGCTGCTGGAATCCCGGGCGTTCTCGGTCGAGTCGATCTGCCGCTGGTTCCGCGTGCCGCCCTGGATGGTCGGCCACACGGAGAAATCGACCAGCTGGGGCACCGGCATCGAGCAGCAGATGATCGGCTTCCTCACCTTCACTCTGGGGCCTTGGCTGCGGCGGATCGAGCAGGCCATCAGCAAGGACTTGCTGACACCCGCCGAGCGCGCGCGCTTCTACCCCAAGTTCGCGGTGGAAGGCCTGCTGCGCGCCGACAGCGCGGGCCGCGCGGCCTTCTACGCCGCGATGGTCAACAACGGGATCCTGACCCGCGACGAGGTGCGGGAACTGGAGGACCGGGAGCCCATGGGCGGCAACGCCGCGGTGCTCACCGTGCAATCCGCCATGACGACGCTGGACGGCCTGGGGCAGGCTGGCGGCGCAGACCAAGCCAACCAGGCCCGGGCCGCCATCCGCGCGTTCCTGGGCTTCGACGAAGAGCCGAAGAAAGGCTGACCATGAGCACCAAGAATTTGCCGGCGGCCCCGATGGGTCGGCCGGGCGCCAGCGTGCGCAGCGAAATCCTGCCGCGCGCCTTCGAGCGTTGGAATCCGGGCCTGCGCGCGGCCCTGGTGGAGGACGAGGAGGACCGCAGCATCAGCGTCTACGACGTGATCGGCTACGACTACTGGACGGGTGACGGCGTGACGGCGCGCCGCATCGCGGCGGCCCTGCGAAGCCTCGGCGCTGGCCCGGTGACAGTCAACGTCAACAGCCCGGGTGGCGACATGTTCGAGGGCCTTGCCATCTACAACCTGCTGCGCGAGCACAAGGGCGATGTCACCGTGAAGGTGCTGGGCATGGCCGCCTCGGCCGCTTCGATCATCGCCATGGCCGGCGACACCGTGCAGATCGCGCGCTCCGCGTTCTTCATGGTGCACAACAGCTGGGTGATCGCCGCGGGCAACCGCAACGACCTGCGCGAGACGGCCGACTGGCTGGAGCCATTCGACGCCGCCATGGCGGACATCTACTCAGCACGCACGGGCGCCGACATCAAGGCGGTCGGCAAGCTCATGGACGCCGAGTCCTGGATCGGCGGCAGCGCCGCGATCGAGCAGCGCTTCGCCGACGAGTTGCTGCCCTCCGACCAGGTGGGGCAGGGCGATGCGAAGGCCCAGGCGCACGCGGCGCGCCGACTGGAGGCGGCGCTGCGCACGAGCGGCCTGCCCAAGAGCGAGGCGATGCGCCTCATCAGTGAGTTCAAGGCCGGCGCGGGCGATCCCGCCGGCAGCGGTGAGGGAGATCCCACCGAGCGCGGCCATGCGGCCGACATCAGCAAGACCGCGGCCCTGGCCGCATCCCTCACCACCATCCTCTCCTGAAAGGGCAACCATGCCGCAAATCGAGAAAGACATCGAGCAGATCAACGTCAGCCTGCAGCAGGTCGGCGACCAGCTCAAGAAGCACGCCGAGGCCGCCGCCAAGAACGCCGACCTCAACGCCGAAACCCGCAAGACCGTGGACGACCTCCTGCTGAAGCAGGGCGAACTGCAGGCGAACGTTCATCAGGCGCAGCAGCTCCTGGCCAAGATCGAAGCGAACGGCGCTGGCGGCGACGTACAGCACCAGTCGCTGGGCCAGCAGTTCGTCGGCAGCGACGACGTGAAGTTGTTCCTGGGGAAGACGACGCCCCGCGGCCGGGTGGATATGACCGTGAAAGCAGCCATCACCAGCCTCACCACCGACGCCGACGGCTCGGCTGGCGACCTGGTGCAGACCACGCGCCTGCCCGGCATCCTGACGCTGCCGCAGCGCCGCATGACGGTGCGAGACCTGATCACCCCGGGCAACATGGACGGCAACGCCCTGGAGTACGTTAAGGAATCGGGCTTCACGAACAACGCAGGCATGGTGGCCGAGGGCGCGAAAAAGCCCGAGTCGAGCATCAAGTTCGACCTGGTGGCGACGACGGCCAAGGTGATCGCCCACTACATGAAGGCCTCGCGCCAGATCCTGAGCGATGCTTCCCAACTCGCCAGCTTCATCGACGGCCGCCTGCGCTACGGCCTGGCCTTCAAGGAGGAGCAGCAGCTGCTCAACGGCGACGGCACCGGACAGAACCTGCTGGGCATCATTCCGCAGGCCACGGCCTTCGCCGCCCCGTTCGACCCGGCCGGCACCGAAACCAACATCGACAACATCCGCCTGGCCTTCCTGCAGTCGGAGCTGGCCGAGTACCCGGCCACCGGCGTAGTGATGAACCCCATCGACTGGGCGCGCATCGAGCTGACCAAGGACACCACCGGCCGCTACATCATCGGCAACCCTCAGGGCGTGCTGGGCGCAACGCTGTGGAACCGCCCGGTGGTGACCACGCAGGCGATCACCGTGGACAAGTTCCTGGCAGGTGCTTTCCGCCTCGGTGCGCAGATCTTCGACCGCTGGCAGGCCCGGGTCGAGGTGGCCACCGAGAACGAGGACGACTTCGTGAAGAACCTGGTCACGATCCTCGCGGAAGAACGCCTGGCGCTGGCCGTGTACCGCCCCGAAGCCTTCATCTACGGCGACTTCGGCAACGTGACCTGATGGCCGGTGGCCCGCCGTGTGCGCGGGCCCTGCCATCCACCAGGAGAACCCCATGCTGATCAAATTCAAAAAGCCGGACCCGCGCGCCGGCATGACCGCCCGCATGGACAGCAGCCGCGGGCAGCAGCTGATCGACGCGCAGGCGGCCGACCGCGTGGCGGAGAACGGCGAAGCGCCGCGCGATGTGCCGACGCCAGCCGAGCCGCCCCCTGCGCCGGCCGACGAGGTGGCCGCTGCATCGGCACCGGAGCCAGCCGAGCCGCCCCCTGCGCCGGCCGACGAGTGGCCGCTGCATCGGCACCGGAGCCAGCCGAGCCGCCCCCTGCGCCGGCCGACGAGGTGGCCGCTGCATCGGCACCGGAGCCAGCCGAGCCGCCCCCTGCGCCGGCCGACGAGGTGGCCGCTGCATCGGCACCGGAGCCAGCCGAGCCGCCCCCTGCGCCGGCCGACGAGGTGGCCGCTGCATCGGCACCGGAGCCAGCCGAGCCGCCCCCTGCGCCGGCCGACGAGGTGGCCGCTGCATCGGCACCGGAGCCAGCCGAGCCGCCCCCTGCGCCGGCCGACGAGGTGGCCGCTGCATCGGCACCGGAGCCAGCCAAGCCGCCCCCTGCGCCGGCCGACGAGGTGGCCGCTGCATCGGCACCGGAGCCAGCCAAGCCATCGCGGAGCCGGAAGTGAGCCTGGTGCCCATCGAGACGGCCCGGGCGCACTTGCGCATCGATGCCGGCGAAGAGGACGAGCTGGTGACGCTGTACCTCGCCGCGGCCCAGGCCTCCGCCGTCGAGCATCTGAACCGCAACGTGTACGCCACCCAGGCGGCGCTGGAGGCGGCGAACGAGCCGCCCGAGGCTGTTCCCATGGTGGTCAACGCCGCAGTGCAGGCCGCCATCCTGCTGATCCTGGGCCACCTCTACGCCAACCGCGAGGAGGTGCTGCCCGGGGCGGCCACCAAGGTGCCGTTCGGAGCGCACGCGCTGCTACAGCCCTACCGCGTGGGCCTGGGGGTGTGACATGCGAGCAGGAGACCTGAACCGCCGCATCACCATCCAGCGCCGCGGCACTGCTACCGACTCCTGGGGCACGCCAATCCCCGGCGTTGAGAACTGGATCGACGTCGGCAGGCTCTGGGCCAGCATCAAGACGCTTTCCGGGCTCGGCACCATCAAGGCGGACGCGAAGGCTTCCACCATCAAGACATCCATCCGCGTGCGCTGGCGCACCGACCTGGCCGCCGGCATGCGCGTGCTGTACGGCGGCACGGTATACGACGTGCAGGCCGTGCTGCCGGACGTTGCCGGCCGCGAGCACGTCGATCTGGTGTGCGAGGTTGCCCGATGAGCTTCACCATCGATGCCGACACGACCGGGCTGGAGAGTTACCTGGACGAACTGGGCGACGAAGCCGAGGCCGCCGTCCGACCCGCCGCGCAGGCGGGCGCGCAGGTGCTCTACGAACAGGTCCAGCGGAATGTCGCCGGGCTGGGGCGCCGGACGGGCAAGCTGGCGGCCTCGATCTACCAGGCGTACAGCGCGAGTAAGTCCGGCGACGGCAAGGCCACCTACGACGTGTCGTGGAACCGCCGCAAGGCACCTCACGGGCATCTCGTGGAGTACGGCTACCTGCAGCGCTACGTGTACCGCCCGGACGGCATGGGCCCGGTCGTGCGCCCAGGTATGGACGGCAAGCCGCGCCCCGGCCGGCGCGCCACGCGTGAGCAGAAGGACGCCTACTACGTGACGTTGCCCGCGCCGCGGATCGTGCCCGGCAAGGCGTTTGTACGTGGCGCGGCGTCGGTCATGGACGCAGCCTACAAGGCTGCCGAGGCGGAAATGCGGCGCCGAATCGCGCAGAAGGGAGGGGTATGAGCCTGGAAGAAGATCTGATCGCAGCCCTGCACGCGCAGTGCCCGCGCGTTTTCCCGCTGACCGCGCCCTACGACACCCATACGCCCTACGTGGTGTGGCAGCACGTCGGCGGCGATTCCATCCGCTTCCTGGATAACTCGGCGCCGAGCACGCGCCACGCGGAGATCCAGATCACCGCCTGGGCCACCACGCCGAAGGCGGCATTGGACCTGCTGCGCGGCATCGAGGACACGCTGTGCGCCGCGACCGCGATGCAGGCCTCGCCGCGGGCCGAGCCCACGTCAGCCTACGACGACGGCGACGAACTCACCGGCGCTCTGCAGACCTTCAGCGTCTGGGGCGCGCGCACCTGATTTCCGGCCTCTGGCCATCCGCCCGCGAGGGCACATTCCCAACGCCCGCTCAGCGGGCTTTTTGCATTGAAAGGCCCACATGGCTGTCTCTCTCCCCGACGGCGCGACCGTCGCCATCGCAACCGGCTACGGTCCCGCCAAGGCGATCAACGCCATCTCTAACGCCGCCCCCGGTGTCGCCACCAGCACGGCCCACGGCCTCGCAAACGGCGCGTTCTTCGAGCTGAAGTCAGGCTGGCAGAAGATCTCCGAGCGGATCTTCAAGGCCGCCAACGTGGCCACGAACTCGCTGGAGGTGGCCGGCACGGACACCTCCGACGTGAATCGCTTCCCCGCGGGCTCCTCGGCAGGTTCGCTGCGCGAGATCCTGGCATGGACGCAGATTCCGCAGATCCTGGAGTTCACCACCAACGGCGGCGACCAGCAGTTCGCGAACTTCTCGTTCCTCGAGGAGGACTACGAGCGCCAGCTGCCCACCGTGACGGCGGCGCAGTCCATCCAGATCGGTATCGGCGACGACCCGACGCTGCCCGGCTACCAAGCGCTCAAGGCCGCCGGCGAAGCCCGCGCCATCCGCGCCATCAAGATCACGCTGCCCAACGGCTCGGTGATCCTCTACAACGGCTACGTGTCGTTCAACGAGACTCCCACCCTGACCAAGGGCCAGGTGATGCAGGTGCGCGCCACGATCTCTCTGCAGGGCCGCCCGGTGCGCTACCAGTCGGGCACCTGATCTCTGCCACAGGGCCCTTCGGGGCCCTTTTTCATGCCCCGCCGACCGTATGCGGCGTGGGTCTTTTTTCTCTTCTCCGAAAGCACAACACCATGGCAAAAATCGTTCTGGGCAAGCGCCCCGAGACCTTCAAGCGCACCGTCTCCATCCCGATGCTGGACGGCACGAAGGGCACCATCGAATGCACGTTCCGCTACCGCACGCGCAAGGAATTCGGCGCGCTGGTGGATGGCATCCGGGCCGAGGCTGAAAAGGTGGGCGCCCAGGCCGCCGCCGCCACGGCGGAAGAAGGCGCGGCCGAGAAGGCGTGGAGCCTGCACGACCACTTCGACAAGCTGGTGGGCACCAACGCCGAGTACATGCTGCAGATCCTGGTCGGCTGGAACCTCGACGTGGAACTGAGCGCTGAATCCCTGCAGCAACTCTCCGACGAGTTGCCCGCTGCGAGCGAGGCGATCGTCGATGCCTACCGCGTGGCGATCACCGAGGGCAAGCTGGGAAACTGACCAGCATCGCTCGCGCAATGTACGAGCCCGAGGCGAGCGATGCTGAGCTCGCTGCCTGGGGGCTCCAGCGGAGCGACTATGCCGACAAGGTGACCGAGGTGTGGCCAGAGAACTGGCCCACGTACGCCCTGTGGTCGCGCATCTGCAACCAGTGGCGCGTGGGCATGGCCGGCGCGATCGCGCTCGACTACGGCGTGCTGTTCCATGAGCTGGACCGCGCCGGGCTGGATGGCGACGACTACGACGAGCGCTTCCGCGACATCCAGGTGATCGAGTCCGAAGCGCTCACGATCTTTGCCGAGCGCGCAGAGCAAGCGCAGAGGGGCCGCGGCTCCTGACATCGGCCCGGAAGGGCCATCAACCCCAGGCCCTGCGGCATCCGCGGGGCCTTCGCATTTCTGGACGCGCCATGGCCAACGAAGAACGAAAAGCACAGTTGAGCTTCGGGGTGGACGCCTCGGGCGTGAAGCAGGGTATGGCCGAGATCAAGCGCGACGTGCGCGAGATGGCCCAGGACGTGCAGCAGTCCGGCCAGCAGGCCGCCAAGGGCATCCAGGCCATTGGCGATGGAGCGCCCGCGGCGGCCCAGAAGATGGACGGTGCCACCAAGTCCATCGCCGCCAGCATCGAGCGCGCCACGGCAGCAGCGCAGGCTGGCGAACGGGGCACCGCATCCTATTTCGAGTCCCTGGCCAGGCAGCGCAACGCGAATACCGATCTGCTCAAGCCCTACATCGAGCAGCTGCGCCAGGCCGAGGAGGCTCAGCGCGCCGCATCCGGGTCCTTGGGCAAGATGGGCGTGTCCGCAGCGCAGACGGCCGCGGCGTTGCGTGGCGTGCCGGCGCAATTCACGGACATCATCGTGTCGCTGCAAGGCGGACAGGCCCCGCTGACGGTCTTCCTGCAGCAGGGCGGCCAACTGAAGGATATGTTCGGCGGCGCCGGCAACGCTGCGCGCGCGCTGGGCGGCTACGTGCTGGGGCTGTTGAATCCCTTTACGGTTGCCGCTGCTGCTGCTGGCGTGCTGGCTCTTGCCTACAACCAGGGCAGCAAGGAGGCGCAGGCGTACAGCACAGCGCTGATCCTGACCGGCAATGCTGCAGGCACGACCTCGGGGCAGCTCAAGGCCTACGCGCAGGACATCAGCGGCGTGGTGGGCACCCAGGGCAAGGCCGCCGAATCCCTGACCGCGCTCGCGGGGACGGGCAAGGTGGTGGGCGACGTGCTGCGCGATGCCGGGCTTGCCGCTGTGCAGTACGAGCGCGCCACCGGCCAGGCGGTGAGCAAGACCGCCGACCAATTCGCAGACCTGCGCAACGAGCCGCTGTCGGGCATCCTCAAGCTCAACGACGGGATGAATTTCCTGACGGAGAGCACCTATCGCCAGATCAAGAGCCTGGAGGACCAGGGCCGCACGACGGACGCCGCCCGCGTGGCACAGCAGGCCTATGCGGACGCGCTGATCGGTCGCGCCGGGGAAATCGACCGCAACCTGGGAAGCCTGGAGCGCGGGTGGCGCGCCGTGGCAGATGCTGCGAAGAAGGGCTGGGACAGCATGCTGGGCGTGGGCCGTGCCCAGACCACCCAAGACCGGCTGAAGCAGGTCAAGGACGAGATCGCGGCGGTTGAGAAGCAGCTGGGCAACGGTAAGGGCTTCGCGTCCACCGAAGGCGGTGCCGCGTTCGGCACCGGCCGCGGCGGGCTCAATCCTGCCGCGCAAAAGCAGATGCAGGACCGCCTCGCGGCCCTGGGCGCTGAAGCGGCGGCCCTTGAAGGGGTTGCTGCGGGCCAGAAGGCCGCAGCGGATGCAGAGGCGGAGCGCGCGCAGAACCGAAAGGCGTACTTCGAGTGGGAAAAGCAGGGCGAGGCATTCCAATCGAAGGCAGCGAAGCGGCAGGAAGAAATCAACAAGGCCGAGGTGGAGGGGCGCGCGCTGGTGGCCGCAGGCCTCATCACCGAAGCCGATCTGCGCACGCGCATCGCCGACATCAACGAGAAGTACAAGGAGAAATCCACCTCGGCCGGCGAGTCCGAAATCGCCACCATCCGCGCCAAGATCAAGGAGGAGGAGGCATACATCGCCCGCCTGCGCGACCGCGGCGCCGAGGCGAGCAAGCTCACCGAGGGTGAGCGCCTGGTGGCCAAGTTGCAGGAGGAGTTGGACGTCAAAAGCGGCGTCAGTATGGACGCCCGCACCCGGGCCGCGAAGCAGCTGGCACTGGCCGAGGCCGAGCGCTTTGCTGCGGTGCAAAAGACCCGCGAGGAGATCGAGAAGGACATCAAGAACCAGAAGGAGTCCGAGGCCGCGTACCAGAAATACATCGATGGCATCTACAAAGGTGCCGAGAGCACGCGGAAGCAGGCCGAGGCACAGGAGGCGGCGAACGCCTCTTATGGCAAGTCGAAGACGGCCATTGCCGAAATGAACCTGGAGCAGATGAAGCTCGGGCGCGACATGGCGAAGAGTGCGGGACCGTGGACTCCAGAACACCTCGCGGCCATGGACAAGGCCATCGAGGAGCAGGAGCGATGGGTGCGGGCACTTCAGGATGCCGAGGGCAAGACCATCAACAGCCACGCGGACGAACTGTTGCGCGCGGCTCAGGAACAAGCGAAGCTGTACGAGGACGAGGGCAAGCTGGCCGGACTCACGCGCCTGGAGCGGGAGAAGATCGTAGCGCTGCGCCAGGTGGAACTGAAGTACGCCAAGGAGCTCGCGACGATCGAGAAGTCTGGCGCCACCGAGGAAAGGAAGCAGGAAGCCCGAGCGACTGCGGAGCGTGCGCGGCGCATCGAAGGGGAGGCGGCCGTGTCGAAGGTCATCCAGCAGGACTGGGACCGGACGGCGGACGAGATCAACAAGTCGCTGACGGACGCGCTGCTGCGCGGATTCGAGTCGGGCAAGAGCTTCGCGCAGAACCTGCGGGACACGTTGAAAAACATGTTCAACACGCTGGTGTTGCGGCCCATCATCAGCGCGATCCTCGCCCCAGTTTCGGGCGCGATCTCGGGCATCGTGAATGGCCTGCTGGGCGGCGGCGGCGGTGGCGGAACCAGCATCTTCGGCATGCTGAGCAATCTACAGAGCGGCTACTCCGCCATCACCGGAAACGGAATCGTGGGGCAGGCCGTGCGCTACGGCGGCAGCTTGCTGGGGTTCGGGGCTGGGGCGGGCTCAGGACTTACTGTTGGCGCATCGGGTTTGGGTCTTTCGGCAAGTACCGGCCAGGGTCTTGCGCTCTACGGCGGCAGCAACGGCCTTGGTATTGGCGTCGGCAGCGCGGGTGCAAGCTCATTCGGTTCGGGTGTCGGTGGCAGTCTTGGACCTGGCGCTGGCTCCAGCGGAGCGATGGGCGCGGCGGGTGCAGCCGGCGCCTTCCTGGCTGTCGCTGCGGTCATCGCCAACATGTTCGGTGCGTTCGCCAGCAACCGGATCGTGGGAGGCGGACTGCGGGGCACGCTGGGTGGTGATGACCTGTCGGCGTATCAGCTCTGGCGCACCGGCGGCACGCTGGTGGGGGGCCGAGCTACCGCATAAAGGATCCCGGCAAGGAGCTCGCCGATGCTCAAAAGGAACTCGATGACCTGCGCAACTCTGGCGGAGGTGCGTCGCGCCGCGCAGTTGTGCTGCAGGACAAGATCAGCTACATCAAGGACCGCTACGGAGATCAGATCGCGGAGGGGAAAAGGCAGTCCGACGCCATCCAGCAGGCCTACGAACTCATGCGCACCAACGTGGGTGACATGGCCGATGTGCTGGGCATCGACTCCAAAGCCGTGCGCGCTTACAAGATGCCGGTCGGCACGGACTCGATAGACGACAACGGAGGGTTGGGTATCAGCTTCGCGGGGCTGGATGGGGATGGGATCCAGAAGAAGGTCCAGGAGGCGCTGGCCACGGCCAACAATACACTGGCCGAGCAGGTCATCGGCAAGTGGGAAACCTACGTCGAAACCATCCGCCACTCTTTCGAGGTCCGCCAGCCGGCGCAGGGTGATGACACTTCGGGCGATCTCGGAGAGTACCGCGAGGACGTGGAAACCGTCACGCGGACGCGCTACGTTGCGAGCGAGTTCGCCCGTGAGGGCGAGAACGCGATCGCGACGCTGACCCGTCTGGCAACCAGCTTGACCACGGTAAACGGTGTGTTCGAGGCCTTGGGCACGACGTTGTACCAGTCCAGCCTGGCGGGCGGTGACATGGCGAGCAAGCTCATCGACGTCTTCGGTGGCGCCGATAATTTCTTGGCGCTCACGGGCGACTACTTCCAGAAGTTCTATTCGGCCGAGGAGCAACGGTCTGTAGCCAAGAAGCAGCTGGAGAAGCAGCTCGCGACGGTGGACATCAAGCTGCCGGACATCGACGCCAGCGACGCGCGGGCACAGTACCGCAAGTTGGTGGAGGCGCAGGATCTCAACACGGAGGCGGGCCGCAAGGCCTATGCCGTGCTGCTGCAGCTGGCCGGCGCGTTCGACGCGGTGGCGGTGGCCGCGAACGACACGGCGAAGAAGGACATTGCGGACAAGCGATTCGAACTCGAGCAGCGCCTGCTGATCGCCGAGGGCAAGGACCGGGAGGCCCTAGCCCTGCGGCGGAACCAGGAGATCGATGCTCTCACGAAGCTCGACCCGGAGCTGGCGAAGCTGGTGCGGCGGATCTATGAGTTGGAGGACGCTGCATCGCTGACCGCGCAATTCCGGCAGGACCGAGAGAACGCATACGGCAAGCTGCAGAACGCGATCACGCTGGAGAACGAGCGCCTCAACGCGCAGTTGGACGTCATCGACGCGCAGCGCACGGCCCTGGGCCAGCAGCGCGCGCTGGCCGACGAGTCGCTTTCGCTCATCACCGGCGTGTTCGACTTGGTGCGCAGCAACGCGCGCGAGCTGTACGGCCAGGTGGAGAGCACTGCGTCGATGCAGGCTGCGCAGGGCTGGGCGTTCGTGGAGCAGGCGCTGGCGACGGCGCGCGGCACGGGCTACCTGCCCGAGCAGGCGCAGCTGCAGGACGCCATTGGGGCGGCCCGCGGCGGGCTGGAGTCGCGGGCCTACGCAACGCAGTTCGAGCAGGACCGGGATCGCCTGGTGCTGGCTGGAATGCTGTCCGGCCTGGAGAGCATCAGCGGAAAGCAAAAAACTGCGGCGGAGCAGCAGGTAAAGCTCCTGGAGTCCCAGGGTAAGACGTTGGACGCGGCGAGCGAGGCGATCAACCAACAGCTGAAGGCGCAGCAGGAAACGCTGTCGTACTGGCGCCGGCAGATCGACATCGCGAACGGGACGTTTGACGCGGCGATCTCGATCGCCAAGGCTGTTGACCAAATCCGTGGGGCGATCAACAGCGGCGTGTACGAGACCAAGCCGGAGAAGCTCGGAAGTTCAGCGGCCTGGGGCGGATCTAGCGGCGGTGCTGGCGCGGGCGCCACTCCTCCCGCGGAGACGAAATACCGGCGCGTCACCTCTCTTGGCACATCGATCGGGTACACGCCCGTCATCGATCAGGCGCTGATCGCCAAGCTGGACGGGCTCTCGGGCCTGTACCACTCCTTCGACGGCACGGGCGACCTGATCGGGTTGCTCACCGCGATACGGAGTGCGGGTGGCACGCTGGACGATCTTTCGATCCTCAGCGGGTACTTCTATTCGGATTGGGTCAAGGCTGCAGCGAGCGTCGGCGTGCCGGCGTTCGCCGTGGGGACCAACTACGTGCCGTACGACACCCCGGCCATCGTCCACAAGGGCGAGCGGATCATCCCGGCGGCCGACAACCGGGCCCTAATGGCGGCATTGGACCGCAGTGGGCAAGGCGTGGATGGGGCGGTGCTGGCCGAGCTGCAGGCGCTGCGTGCTGTGGTGTCGGAGATGCTCGCTGCTGGCAAGCGGACCGCGGACAACACCGCGCCGCTGCCCGGCATGGCCGAGCAGATTGAGCAGGTGACCGAAGGAGGGAACGTGATGCGAGTGGAGGTGATGGCATGAACATCTTGCTGCCGACTGCCATCACGCCATCGATGTTCGGCGCCGGGACTACCATCCCCGTGGTCGATTCGTCCGTGGGCGAGGTGCTGTGGGTCTCCGGGGCCACGTACGCGGTGAAGGACCGGCGCGTGTGGGAGGGGTACACCTACGAGTGCATCAAAGCCGCGCCCAGCAACACCACGCCGCCGTCATCGACGGCCGGCGCGGAGTTCTGGCTGCGCGACGAGGGCGCGCCGACGAACCGGATGGCGCCGTTCGATGAGTACCTGTTCACCCGCGCCCGGCGGCCCACGTCGTTGACCTACGTGCTCAATCCCGGTTTCGTGACCGGGTTGGCCATCTACGGTATCGAGGCCGACACGCTCGACGTGCGCGTGCGTGGCGGGCCCGGAGGTGCCGACCTGGTGCCGCCGGTGCATCTGGACCTGTGGGAGCAGGCCGTGGGCGAGTGGGAGTACCTGTTCGGCAACCTGGCGCGGGGACCTCCTACACGCTCAAGGACATCCCGCTGCACCCGGCAGCCGAGGTGACCATCACCCTGTCGCGCAACAACGCCGGCGTCGAGGCCGCCGTGGGCTACATCAGCGTCGGCCAGTGGAGCCGGCTGCTGGCGCCGTCCGGACGTGTCAGCGCTGTGGTCCAAGGGCCGAGGCCAGCACCAAGAGCTACGCCTATTACCGTGAAAACACGGACGGCACATTCACCCGCCGCCGCGGCCGGCAGTCCACCAACATGTCCCTGTCGTGCGTCATCGACGCCGACCAGGCGAACGCGGCCAAGGTGCTGCTCGACCGGATCCTGGACCAGACCGTCGCCATCCAGGCAAGCGGGCTGCCGCGCTTTGGCTACCTCTCCACCGTGGGCTCCGTGACCGGCACGGTCCGGGCCGACACCTCTGCGACCGCCTCGGTCGCGCTCCAGATCAAAGGCAACGTATGACGGACATCGTCCCCATCCCGGCGCCGCCCACGGTGCCGCTCTATCCGGCCCTGGGCAGCGCGAATTTCAACACCGAGGCCTACAACTACGGCAGTTCGATGCCGAGCGTAGTGTCCGGCATCCAGGCGATGTGCCAAGCGGCATGGACCAACGCCGTGGCCGCCCAGGAGCGCGCCGCGTCGGCAGCCGGATCTGCATCCGCTGCGGACACTCAGGCCAACCTGGCTATGGGTTACCGCAACCAGGCCAACGCCGCGGCCGCTACGGCCACGACGCGCCGGGACGAAGCAGCGGCGAGCGCCGCCGCGGCGGAAGGCAGTCGCATCGATGCGTCCAAGCTCAACCTGGGCGGCAAGACCGCGGCGCCCACCACGGACAACCAGGGCCAGGCGCTGCGCGCCGGTGCCACCTACTACGACACCACCGCAGGCAAATGGCGCGTCTGGACGGGCTCTGCGTGGGGCGATGGCATCTCCGCGGTGGCCGGCGTCTCGAGCCTCAACGGGCAGAGCGGCGCGCTGGTCCTGACCACGCTGGCAAGTTACGGCATCACGAATTTCCGTGCGGACGAGGGTTTGCCCGCAGAGGTCAACCTTGCTACTGTGGTGACGTCCGGGGTTTACCGCTACAACACCGCTGCCGACAACCCGCCGGGTTGCCTGTACTCGCCCGTGCACGTCATGCGCTCGGCAGATACGTGTGCCCAGATGGTGGTGGATTACAACTCCAACGCCGCCTACATCCGCAGCGGCGTGGTGCGCAACAACCTGCTGACCAGGGCGTTGGTCGAATCCGGTTCGCCGCCGTGGCGGCGCGTGGCGTACCACAACGACGTCTACGTGATCATGAGCAGCGGCGTGATGGATCTGTCCAGGGGACCAGATTTGCCGTCGCGGTCAATGGCTCGATGGGGCTGGATTTCAGCAACGTACCGACCGATGCGGCTCTCAGCGTGATGCTCGAAATCAACTTCGTCTCGGGCGGCTTCACGCTTCCGCCTGGCTCCGTTTGGGTCAATGGCGTGGCGCCCACGTTCGTAACTGGCAAGCGGCACCTGCTCTATTTCGAGCGCGCTCTGGTCGGCAACACCTCGTCATGGTACGTCTCGGCTCTTCCGGGGTTCGCGCCATGATCCGGCGCCAGTCTTTTTCGGCGGTCGCGGCGCAACTTGCGGACCCTGGCGAGGTGGTCTTCCAAGCCTCGGGCGCGTCCAATTCGCAGACCGTGTTTTCGTGGGTGGTGCCGGTCGGCGTGTACGAGGTGTGCATGCTCGCCATCTCCAGCCACCGGGCCTACGCCACCCGTATCTCGCGCGGCAGCACGGACGTGCTCAATACGACCTGGGCTCTCGGCACCAACGGTGTGGGCGGGGGTGATGGCGGCGATGCAGGGGCCCCTACGGGCCCCTACTGGGCGGCGGCGGCGCCGGGGGTACTCCGGCCTGGGCGGCCGAGGGGGAGGTCCGAGAACGATAGTTTCGGTGGGCTGACCTATTACGCAGGGACCGCTGGAGCAGGCGGTGGTGGTGGCGGTGGTCACAGCAACGGGGTCGGTCGTGGTGGCGCCGTTGGCATCTACGGGCAAGGGGTGGACGGCGCCGCAGGTGTCGCGGGCTCGCCCAATGGCAAGGCTGGCAGTGACATCGGTCTCCTGCGGGCAGGTGCCGGGACCACCTCCAATGAGCCCAGCCCGGCAGGCTCGGGGAACGGTGCCCAGCCAGGTGGAAATCTGCGATATCGCAACGCGATAGCGGTCACCCCTGGAGAGACGCTGACGATCACCCTGGACTACTGGATTCGCGACAACACCCTTGGCACCGGAGCCATTGTGCGCATTTTGTGGGGCGGCTCCAGGTCTTTTCCCGGCAATGCCCCAGCGACGGCGCCCATCGGGCAGATCGTTTTTTCGGGCAGCACTGCGACGTGGGCGGTGCCGCAGGGAGTGACCAGCGTTTGCATGTGCGCGCAGCAGTTCGACGGGGGCCAGGCTGCGGTCTATGCCGAAGTCAACGGCAGCGTGATCCTGCGAGCTCAGAACGGCGCGCGGGTGGGCGATGGCGGCGGCGACGGCGGCGCAGCGAATGGTGGAGGCGGCGGCGCAGGAGGCTATGAGGGCAACGGCGGCGATGGCGGCGGCAGCACGATGCTTGGGAATGGCGAGTGGGCGGGCATCGCAGGCACTGCCGGCCAGGGAGGCGGAGGCGCGGGCGGGTATGGGTCCAGCCGATACAAAGGTGGAGCCTCCTGGGGCGGTGGCTCGGTCAACTATGTGACCGAGCCAGCCACTGCTGGCAGCAATACAGGGCTGTCTGGCCGCAACGCATCCGGCACCTACACCGACCCCGTGGAGGGTGACAGCGGCGGAGGAGCCCCCGGCGTGCGAGGTGGTGCGCTGGCCTGGCGGAACAATGTCGCGGTCACCCCTGGCCAAACCATTTCCATTACCGCAACCGGTGGGCGCATACGGATCATCTGGGGCCCGAATCGGTCGTACCCTAACAACGCACTTAAACTCACATGAAGATCATCAACACAGAAACATTCCGCTGGCCGATGTCGGTTGAAGATGTACTGGCCGAGGAGCACGCGGCCGGGGTGATCGCCATCATCGGCGAGGGATACGCGGGGCACGGGCCCTACCGGGTGGTCACCCAGCGCGATCGGCCCACCTATGACCCGCTCTCCGAGGTCGTCGCCCCGCTTGCCCCTGAGGCCGACGCCGACGGCAACTGGTTCCAGGACTTCGCGGTGCGCCCGTTGTCGGACCAGGACATCGCGCTGGCACTGCAGGCCGACAAGGACCGCCTGCAGGCCGCCGCCACGGCGCAGCGCTGGTCGGTTGAGACGGGCGGCGTGACCTTGCCAGGCGGCACGCGCGTCGGCACCACAGTGGACGACCAGAACCGGATCACCACGGTGATCGCCAATGCCCAGCTCGCCGGCGTGACCGAGGTGGATTTCAAGGCCGCGAGCGGATGGGTATCGCTGACGCTCGATGACCTGCGGGGCATCGCGGCCCTGATAGCGCACCACGTCCAGGCGTGCTTCTCGGCAGAGCGCGCCCACCACGAAGCGATCACCGCCCTGGACTCAAGAGCCGCGGCTGCCGCGTACGACGTGCGCACGGGTTGGCCGGCCTGACGGCACCACCCATCCCACCAACAGCCCGCCGCGTGCGGGCCTTTTTTTTGCCCAGAAGGATCGCCATGACCACCACCCCGCGAGGAATTCGCAACAACAACCCGGGCAACATCGACCGCACTGCCGACCGCTGGCAGGGCATGGCGGAGGACCAGAGCGGGGACCCGCGGTTCGTCGTTTTCTCGGCGCCTGTGTGGGGCCTCCGGGCCCTGGCCAAGGTGCTGCTGTCGTACTACCGCAAGCGCGGGCTCAACACGGTGGATTCGATCATCGGCCGCTGGGCCCCGCACGTCGAAAACGACACCAGCGCCTATGCCCGGGCCGTAGCGCGAGCCCTGAACGTTGCGGTACGCGACGAGCTCAACATCGAGCACCCGGATGTGCTCGCGCTGCTGGTCGCGGCAATCGTGCAACACGAGAACGGGCAGCAGCCATACCCCGCTGACTTGATCGACCAGGCCGTGCGCCTGGCGCTGGAGTGATGCCGATGGATTCGCCGGATCTCAACAACTTTCCGGGCGGCCCGTTCGGCGCCCTGGGCGCGGGAGCGGCGGCCGTGGCCAGCGGCTTCCTCTTCCTGCGCCAATACCTAAGTCGGGGTGCGGCAGACCGCGCCGACGACGCGGGCCGCGTGTCAGCGATCAACGTTTACAAGGAGCTGCTGGAGGCCGAGCGTGCCGCACGGGCCCAGGCTGACAAGCGGGCAGATGATTTTGCCCGCGAGCGAAACGAGGCAGTTACCACGCTCGGCAGGCTGCAGGGCCAGCTGGAGACGATGCAGCGCCAGCTGCAGACCGCCACCGAAGAAATCACCAGCTTGCAGGCCCAGGTCCGCGAGCTCACGGAGCAAGTCCATGCAAAGACCTGATCTGCACAAGGCCCGCGCGGTCATCGCCGGCAGCGCCATGCTGCTGGGGATGGTCGGCGGCGGCGCCGGCATCGGCTACTGGGCGGGCGTCGAGCGCATGCGAGGCATGCTGGCCGAGGACCGCCAGGACCACCTGGACGAGATCGCGCGGCTGCAGGAAGCCAACCGCATCGCCCTCGGCGCGCTCTCAGGCCGCGTGGCACACGTTGCCGACCTCACCGCCGCGGCGGCCGACACCGCGGCCACGGCCGCAGAGACGGCGCAAGCAGCGGCGGCCACCGCCGGCAAGGCGGCCAGGGCGGCGGGCGTGCCGGCGGCTGTCCCGGAGCACGAGCGCAAGGCCATCAACACCACCATCCAGCGCGCCAACGAGCGCATCAAGGGGGCCGCACGATGATCCGCATCTCCATCCTCCCGGTCCTGCTGTTGGCTGGCTGTGGCGCCGTGCTACCTGAGCCGCCGGCCGCTCAGGCGGAGCCGGCCGCGCCTGCTGTTGCCCGCCGCGACTGCCCGCCGCTGCCTGAGCTGCGATCCGGGGCGTCTGGCCTGGAGCGCCGCATGCACACGCAGACCATCGTCCGCATGTACGCCGCGTGCGCCGGGAGCCAGCCATGACGCCCTTGCAGATCGTGCTGGCCGTGCTGGTGCTGGGCAACGTGCTCACGGGCTGGGCCTGGCTTGGCGCGCGAGATGACGCGACCACCGCGCGGGCCGAACTGGCGGCCAAGGGTCAGGAGCTGGCCGGCGTGCGCGGCGCGGCCGCAGCGTGCAGCGGCAAGGTGCAAGAGCTGCGCACCCTGGCCGACAAGCGAGCGCAGGAGGCTGCGCCAGCGCGGCGCGCGGCCGCCGACCGGGCCGCCGATCACGACCGCAAGGCCGATGCGATCCTGGCCGCCCCGCCGGCCGTGCCGGGCGATGCCTGCGCCAGCGCCCAGGTGCGCGTGGACGCCTGGCTGCGGGGGAGGGCGCAGCCATGAGGGCGGCCGTCCTGGTGCTGGCGGCACTGCTGGCCGGCTGCGCGGGCGCGCCGCGCTTGGAAACGGTGGAGGTGCGGGTGCCCGTGCCGGTGGAGTGCCGCGAGCCGGTGCCGGCGCGCCCCGCGATGCCAACGGAGGCGCTGCGGCCCGGGGTGACGGTGGACGACTTCGCCCGCGCGGCGATGGCAGAGATCGAGCGGCGCGAGGGGTACGAGGGCCAGATGATCGCAGCCCTGGAGGCGTGCCGGGCACCCATCGAAAAATAGTGCTTGCGCAAGTCTCAAAAAGAGACTAGCATTCTCTCCATAGTGATCGCAGTGATCACCGCGGCGCCTCCCGCCAATGAGGGGCAAGGAAGAAAAAATGCAAGTGACCAGCAAGACCGGCAAGCAGATCGATATCTCCATCGACAACACCTGCACGAGCATCGTCGCCAAGGCCGGCGACATCTCTTTCGGCGCAGAGCAGACTGCCACCGGTTTCAAGACCCGTTTCCCTTTGACGCTTGGCGGTAAGCGCACTCACATCGAAGTGGCCTTTGAAGGCGCCGAACTGGCGAAGGTGCAGGCTCTCTTCGCAGAACTGACCGATGGCATCACCCGCCGCAGTGCCGCCCAGGCGCAGTACGACCGCCAGCACGCCGCCGTGCTCAAGATGATGGCCGCTTGAGGAGACGAACATGGACACGATCTACGCATACGACCTCAGCAGCGGCAACTACGTCAAGCGCATGGTGGGCCAGCGCCACGGCGACGGGCAGGTGGACAGTGATGAGGCCCCCGTTTGGCTGCTCACCTCTCAAGAGGAGGCTGAGCAGGCCTGCGGCGGCGACGTGCCGGACGTCAGGCTGTGAGCAACCGCGACAAGCTGACCGTCACGTCAGGCGGCCCCTGGCGGCTGTACCAGCACGCGGTCATCCCCGGCTGGGAGATGCTGGGACGGTGCAGCGTGGCGACGAGATCGGCGCGTTGGTGCGGGTCAAGGCCACGGGCATCCTGGTGATGATGAGGGCCGGGATCGTGTCCTCGCTCAACCAGCGCAAGGCGCGGTCGGCATTAGAGGCTGCCCACCGTGGCGCGTAGGGCTCAGATCGTCGGGCAGGCCACGGACTATGCCGGGGCTCTCTGGGATGTACGCGAGGCACGCCCTACAACCCACGGCTTCGATCTGCTGATCGGCTGGCCGCGGGGCGAGCCCAGGGGCATGGGCGGCCGGGGAGTCGCCACGATCTTGAGCCTTGAGCTGGCGCGCTACCTCTCGGAGAGACAAACCCGCCCGCGTGACATAGAGCTGCCTGTAGGGGAAACCACGATTAAGCGGCTACGGCGCGAGTTGGGCCTGCGATGGTCCTGGGATGAGTGGTGGCAAGCACGGGTCGTGGATCTGGACGTGATGACCCTGGAGGCGTTCTGCGCCCTTCACGGGTGCAGCATCGGCGCCGCCAGCCAGCGCCGCACAGCGATGAGGCAGCATGACCTCTGA